ACTATCTACCAATGATTTCACAATTGAAGCAAGGTTTAGCACCTCGTGAGGCTGGCGCACCTACTGTGTCTCAACAAAGAATTGAAAGCTCTGCATTGCTCGGTAGTCCTTATGCCCAAACTGAGTGGGCTAAGAATCAGCGTTTGAAAGAAAAAGCTGGTGCTGGCCGTGGTATTGCTCCCCCATCTGCTTACATGAGGTAAATCATGGATGAAAAAGTCACTCACGAACAAATCTACGAAAGACTGCTTGCAGTTGAAACTAAGGTAGATGCTATAGACAAGAACACAAAAGGTCTTGTAGACGCTATAAATGCCCTTGATGGGGCTTTTAGAGTGCTTGGATGGGTGGCTTCTGCAGCAAAGCCTATTCTTTGGGTGGGTGGGTTGATCATGGCCGCTGGCGCAGTGTGGCAAACTTTAACTAAGAAATAATTGGGGGTCTTATGAAAGCTGGTTTATACGCAAATATTCACGCCAAAAGAGAACGCATCAAAGAAGGTTCAAAAGAAAAGATGCGAAAGCCTGGCACCAAGGGCGCACCTACTGCCAAAGCATTTAAACAGTCAGCCAAGACTGCCAAAAAGGGTAAGTAATGAAATCCCCTGCATGGACTCGATCTGAGGGTAAAAACCCAAAAGGTGGCCTCAATGCTAAAGGCAGGGCTAGTGCTAAAGCACAGGGCATGAATTTAAAAGCCCCTGTTAAGTCTGGCGACAATCCTAGAAGAGCAAGCTTCTTGGCTAGGATGGGAAACATGGCAGGTCCTGAGTACAAAGATGGCAAACCAACTAGATTGTTGTTGTCATTAAAAGCTTGGGGGGCATCATCTAAAGCAGACGCAAAAGCCAAAGCAAAGAATATTTCTGCGAGGAATAAAAAATGAGAGATTGGGCTGAAGCATTTATTGCGGCAGTCTTGGTTTCTTGTTTTGTTGTCTTTTGTAGTTACATAATTATTTGGGCGTATCCGTGAGATGGCTATTACTAATTCCTTTTGTACTTTTAGTAAATGCAAAATCTCCATGCACAATTGCAGAATTTTATGGAATTAGTTGGCTTGGTGATCCAAGTCTTAGACACTCACAATTGTCTATGTGGCTTTCAATAAATGGAGATAATTGTTCATCTGATAAATTGGTAATTATTTGGAATAATCTGGCAATGTGGGCTGGTACTGCTGATAGTGCTGAACTAAGAGGAAAGATTCTTTACTTTTACTCTAGAGCCGTGGAAAGGGAAAAGAAATGATAGATGTATTGTTGTGGTTAGCAGTGCCTTTAAATTACATCTACTGGATTTTTATTCACAGTGATCCCGCCAATACACAAATGGTATCCAATGGTTCAACCGGAGGGTTACCCAAACAAGACAGATGCACTTGAGCGCAGGGCTGAACGCTTACAAGAAGAATATGCACAAGCGTTAAAGATGCGAAAAGTGAAGGACAAAATTGATGATCTTGAGTTTGAGTTGTATGTGAAAAAAGCAGAACGAAACCAACTAAGTCTTGAGATTTTTACTAACAGAAAATTAGATTTTTATGTTTAAGGAGTTTAAATGATTGGACTAGACGCACTAATGCAAGTGGGCAGCAAGCTCATTGACAAATTAATTCCAGACCCAGAGGCCAAAGCAAAGGCTCAGTTTGAATTAGCAAAAATGGTTCAAGATGGTGAATTGGCAAAGATGGCCAACGAAACTAAATTGTTTGAGGTTGAGCAAGAAAATGTCACTAGGAGGGCTGAAGCTGATATGGCCAGTGACTCTTGGCTATCCAAGAACATTCGACCTATGACATTAGTGTTTCTTTTGGCATCCTATTCTGGCTTTGCCATTGCATCAATATTTGATTATGAAACCCGTGGGGCTTATGTTGAATTGCTTGGCCAATGGGGAATGCTTGTCATGTCGTTCTATTTTGGTGGTAGAACTATGGAAAAAATTGCTGATAGGGTGAAAAAATGAAAGAGAACTTTGAATCTTGTTTGAAATCAGTTTTGTTGCATGAAGGCGGGTATGTTAACCATCCCGCAGATCCTGGCGGTATAACCAATCTTGGTGTGACTAAAAGAGTCTGGGAAGAGTGGGTTGGCCATGAGGTTGATGAGAAGACCATGAGAGGTCTGACTCCAGAGATTGTTGGCCCTATGTACAAAGCCAAGTATTGGGACAAGATCAAAGGTGATGATTTACCTTCAGGTGTTGATTATGAATTGGTAAGAGACTATAACGACAGGCGTTTATCTTTTTTGTACGATCTGCCAACATGGCCAACATTCGGCAAGGGATGGTCAAGACGAGTCGCAGAAGTAAAAGCCACTGGTTTAAGCATGGCTTAAACTAAATTGTCATAAATCTTGTATAAGGTGTTGAGATGACTAACATTCCTACACCAGAAGATGCTAAATTGTTTGCGCAAAGTGTCAGAAAGTGGCAGCAAATTCTTAGTTTGGGTGATTGGAGAATTGAAAAAGGAAGTAAACCAGCTAAAGCTGCTATGGCTTCTGTTGAGTTTAATACTTCTGCTCGATTGGCTACTTACAGATTAGGTGATTTTGGCTCTGAGAAAATTACGCCAGAATCTTTGGATCAAACGGCTTTACATGAGTTACTTCATGTGTTTTTACACGATTTAATGACTGTAGCTCAAGACGCTAAATCATCTCAAGATGAAATAGAAATGCAAGAGCATAGAGTCATTAATTTATTAGAAAAGTTATTGTCTAAGGATTGCAATGGGCGCACATAATGAAACTTGTACGGATACCGAGTTCATCCAACTTTGGGGACAACTTCAATCTGCTACTAAAATAGGTCAACACCTTGGGATCAACACCAGAGCAGTTCATTTGCGCAGAAGGTGGATTGAAAAAACCTACAACATGACCTTGAATTCAAGAGATCATCGGGGTGATTTTTATAACAAAAACAAACCCAAGTCATTTTCTCCTTTAAAGCAAATAGAACTTGGAATATTAGATGGGACTGTGATTGTGTTCTCAGATGCCCACTTTATACCTGGCCAACGTACAACAGCGTTTAAAGGGCTTCTATGGGCTATTCGAGAGCTAAAACCAAAGGCCGTAATCGCAAATGGAGACTGTTTTGACGGGGCTTCAATAAGCCGCCATGATGTGACTGACCAGCCACAGACTTCTGTTATCCAAGAATTAAAAGCCTGTCAGGGCGCATTGGGTGAAATAGAAGAAGCTGCCAAAGCTGCTAGACACAATGTAAAGTTATGCTTTACATGGGGTAATCACGATATTCGGTTTGGCAATAGATTAGCTCAACACGCACCACAGTTTAAGGACGTTCAAGGTTTTAAGTTAACAGACCATATCCCAAATTGGGACTTTTGTTGGACAGTATGGCCTACTGAGGATGTAATTATCAAGCACCGATATAAGGGGGGAATTCATGCTACCCACAACAACACTCTTAACGCTGGTGTTTCAGTAGTTACTGGACACCTGCACTCTTTAAAAGTCACTCCGTTCTCAGATTTTAATGGCGTGAGGTTTGGCTGTGATACAGGAACATTGGCTGAAACTGATGGTCCACAATTTACTTATGCTGAACTAAACCCAAGCAATCACAGGTCAGGTTTTAGGGCTTGATTGATTTTAGAGGCCAAGTGATTGACGTAGGGGGGTTCTGATGAGTGCCTGGTTGATTATTTTGACGGGGGGGATCTACGCTTACATAGCAGGGGAGCAGCTATGGAAAGATAACCCGCACATGGCTATTGTCTATGCGGGTTATGCGTTTAGCAATGTGGGCCTTTACCTGTTGGCAAAGTAAACCCATAGGTTTTATTCTTCGTCAGAAGTTAAACCTGCAACTATCATTTCTTCTTCTTCAGTGTCATCCTGAGAGTTGTTAACTGCTTCATAGTTAACCGCCCAGCCATGCTCTTGTTGGAACGTAATAAACTCAGAAATGATCTGTAGTTTTTCGAAATCATGTGAGTGGATGGTAAGGGTTTCATCGGAAGCCCAATCTAATTCAATTGTCAATTCGTACATAATTTTTCCCCGTTAGCGCAACCAATTGTTGCAATGAAATACTAGGTTAACTTTATGTCAGTCAAGTGTCTTCTGAAACACTCCGTTAGGCAATAGAGTGCCCTTCCGATTCTTAATTTGATCGTATGCAACTTCCATGCAGTCTACCAAATTAATGTCTTGCAAGGCACAATAATTAATAAGACAGACCATGACATCACCAACAGCGTCAATAACAGCCTCTTGGTCCTTTTTAATGGTCGCATCTGCTAGTTCTCCCATTTCAGATACTGCTTTGAGCAATTGAGATTCGGGGTTGCTATTTGGAATAATCTTTCTGGCCTCTGACCATTGGATTATTTTCATTTCTACATGTGCGTAACTCATAATTCATCCTCTAAAAAATCATTGTCAAAGCCAGAAACAGCCCCAGTGTCAGTATTGAGATAATTATTACCAAACTTAGTTAGTAATACTCCATGATTATCAATGTAATTATCGCCTATTTTATTAAAAACATTGCCATCTTGTCTAATCAACATACTGTCGGTTTTGCCATAAGAATCACCTGAAAACAAATCAATTAGAAATTTCATATGATTCTCCAGACAGTCATATTACGGCCATTGGGACCTTTTACACGGGCTCCTGAATCCTCAACAAGATTTTTCTCTACTAGGCTTGCTCTTCTAGCCCTGTAAGTCGATTTGTGGGTTTCAAAATGCTCATTCATTTGATCGTCTGTGAATCCTTTTGTGCCACGCATGGCGGCATATTCATAGACTGCTGCCTCAATATTTGGCAAGGCAAGCATGATGCTTTTGGCTGCTTCTACTGAAGTGTCTTTAGCATCTTTACGGAACATTTTAAATAGATTAAACATTACTTTCTCCTAATTGGTGGGGTACTTGCTAGAAGCTTTCCCCCTGGTTTACTTAAAACGGAATGTCATTTTCCATGTCATCAAAACCATTGCCCTTGGTAGTTTTGCGGGTGGGGGCAGAACTTTGACGGGCTGGCTTGTCACCATCAAATGGTTCACGAGCATTAATCCATCCATCCCATGCACCGACAGGCATTGTGTCCATTTTGAATGAGATGTTGCCATCGTCATTGATGAACACCGAACCGCATTTGGAGTAGCGTTTCTTCATGTCGCCAGTTTTGGGATCTTTGTATTCACCCACTGTTGCAATTGCGTCTAATCGTTTCATTTACTTTCCTTTGATTTCTCTTTGATTGCTTTGATAGCAGACCTTACCTTACTGTCTGGTTTGAGTGCTTCCCAAACCCTTACACGAACTTCGTTATCCGTAATGGATTCCCATTCGCCATACATACCAACCTCATCGTTGGCATCGTATCTTTCCTTGATGGCTGCCACTATGGCATCCACAAGCCCTGTATCAAGCTCTGGCAGGTCTTCACCCGCATAGATATACAAACCTAGGCCATGCAAGCTTAAAGCCTTTGTCATGCACCGCATGATGGATGTATTAACTGCAAACGCATCAGGTGCAACGATGGCCTTATTGCGGTGGTCCATAACAGGCAACTGGCAGGTCATTGGCTTGCCAAACATAGTCACTGTTACCCAAACCATGTAAGTGCCATTGATATCTGTATAGCATTTGTCACCAAACATCTGCACTTGGAAATGGGCTTGTGGATCTGCTTTAAGAGCTTCTGCCCATGCCCATGCCCATGACAAGTATGTCAGGTTGCCTTTTTTCTCTGTTCTCTCGTTTACATCAAGCTTAAGTAAATTATTTACTGTCATGTTATACCTTGTGGTTGTTAAATGCATTGTCATATTCTTCCTTGATGATCTCTAATTGAGTGTTGTCATCAAGGTCTTTAAAATCTACCCAATCCATTTCACCGCAGCAGACAAGCTTTTGTCCTTTTGGTTGAACGCAATATGGGCAGTACTTTGTGTTGGCGTACTCTTCTTTGTATTCGATGATGTAGTTGTTCACGATATCACCCTGGCGTTCAATTAGTTTTTGGAGTTTCAAATTTTTCTACCTTCTTAGCCAACAACCAGTTGTCACCAAGATAACGCACAGAGCGAACCCATTGGCGTTGGTAGCTACGAATTGTTTGGGGGGGTGCATCATAGGTCAGAAAAATTTGACGAACGTGCTTAAGTGCTTCTGTTTTCATTACTTTCTCCTTAAGATAAAATTTTAATTTCGGACTCATCACTTTCAGCAACAAGAGTGATTCTTATGTCACCATCTTTTGTGCGAATAGTGAGTTCTCTGTAGATACCTGAAGAGATCTCTGCAATTGAACCAAGTTCAACATCAATTACTTTTGTAAATTCCATGCTCATCATTTTACTTTCTCCTTAGTGAAGTGAATCGTACGCTTTTTCGTACACAAGGTCGCCATTGTCTTCTGTAAGCTTGTTGAGCTCGTCATCTGTCAATGGTGTGCCATCCTCGTAGCAAGCGTAACTGAAATACGCATCCGAGAAATCAGGATAATCCCTACTATCGACACCATCTACTTCAATGTCGATAACCTTTCTGCCGTTTAGTGTTGCCATTACTTTCTCCTTAAAGAGCCTCTAATATGCCATGCTTTTTTAATTATTTGTATTAGGATAAACCCTAATAGACAGACAAAAAAACAACACTATGATTTTTGCATGAACATCGAACAAACCGAACACGAATGCGCCCAAGCTTTATTGGCTTACGCCTATAACTTGGTTATAACTTACAACAACCACCCAGACGACAGAGATGCCGCCATTGTTGGATTAATAGCCAGAGCTTTAGAGCTTCACACAAATAAACCTATCAACATTTCAGGAATGTATAAATGAGCCAAGCGTTAGTAATTAATGCCCTGCAAAATGGTCCTTTGACCTCAAATGAGGTGGCCAACTTAACGGGTATGAGCAAAGAAACAGTACTGTCAACGGCTAAAAAATTACGTTACAAAGGTGAGTTGACAACAAAACAAGTTAAAGCAGGTCGATATTGGATGGCAGAGTACACTTTGACAAGCCAAACAATAGAGCAAAAACAGAGTGAACCTGTAGACAAATTGAATCCTTTTGATATCAGGAATGCCAAGGGTATATTTAGCCCTGCTGAGTACAGAATAATGAATGCACAGGCACGAAATTATTACAAGTCTAATCCAAGCTTTACAACTTACTCAAAGGCGGTTTCTAGTGAAAACAACCGACAAGTTTGACCCTGCTGTTCAGTGTGATGGGAAGCATCCTTTCCCTACATTTACGATAGCAGAATCTACAATTTCAAAGAAAAGAGATAATTCTTTTCAAATCTATAAATGCCCATCATGCGGATTTTTTCACATTGGCCATTCAACGACCAAAATTAGAAACTTGAAGCGCAGTCAAAAATAGGTTATATTGGTTTGAAACACGGCTAGGTATGGCTTGATCACCATATCGAAAAGGGTTCCCACTACTCCCCTGCCGAGGTTTCTTTGTGTTTTAAGTGGGCTTTAAAGTGGAAAAAAATATGCTATTACAGCCTAAAAACTGGGCAGTCTTTCAACATTACAAAGATAGATGCCCCCCATGGATAAAACTTCATCGTGACCTGTTAAACGATAGGTCTTATATGCGCCTGCCCATTGCTAGCAAGGCACTAGCACCAATGCTCTGGTTGCTAGCAAGTGAGTCAAAAGATGGTGTTTTTGATGGCTCATTAGATGAGCTTGTCTTTCGATTACACATATCAGAAAAAGAATATAAAGAAGGTCTTAAACCTTTGATTGATAACGACTTTTTCATTCTTGCTAGTGGAGTGCTAGCAGAACGCTTGCAGGTTGCTATCCCAGAGACAGAGAGAGAGGCAGAGGCAGAGACAAAGAAAGAGAAGAAGACACTCGGCAAACGCCTCGCTTCTGATTTTAGTTTTCCAAAAGAATGGGAAGAATTCTGTCAAACAGAACGCCCAGAACTCAGTCCTGTTAAAACCTTTGACCAGTTTAAGGATTACTGGATAGCCCAAGCAGGTCAAAAGGGGGTGAAGTTGGATTGGTTCGCTACCTGGCGAAATTGGGTCAGAAGCACTAATGCGCCAAAGCAAAACCCTGCTGACATTGTGAGACTTACAGTCCCATCAAAAAATGAGCCAGACCCTGCATTGGAAAAGATTAAAGCTGATGCATTAAAGGCTGCACCCATGCCCGACCACATAAGACAAGCAATGCAAGAATTAAGGAGAAAAGCATGAAAGTAGAAATCGGAAATGCTACGCTTTATCTTGGAGACTGTTTAGAAGTTTTGCCATTGATTGACAAAGTTGATGCTGTCATTACTGACCCTCCTTATGGAATGAGTTTTCAATCTAATTTCAGACATGAAAAACATTTAAAAATTGCTAACGATGAATCTGCTGAGATTGCAATTGAAGTAATTAAATGGTGCTTAGAAAACACAAATCATTCAATTTATGCTTTTGGTAGATGGGATAACATTTATGACTATCCAAAACCAAAAAGTTTAATTACATGGGTAAAAAATAATT